CATCAGCTGCGGCATGGCGCCGTCTACTGCTTCCGCTACCTCCCCAGTTACTATCTGTGATCTTCCAGGCACTTCGTTGCCGTACTTCTCACGGAGATAATACTCTAGTGCTTCCTGGCGTTGGTCTGTTGTTTCTGTCTCTAGGTATCCGATGGAGTCATCTATCTCAGACTCTAGGTACGCTTTTAGTTTGTTTTCATCTATTGCCATTTATACGATCCATTGGTTATTTTGTTGTAGAGGTTTATCCCATGAGGAAGCCTCGTTAGACATGCCGTCAACCACTGCACAGACATAACGCCAGGCATCTGCACCATGACTGTATTCATCATGAAGCGGAGCACCAGGCTCTTGTGTTGTTTGGTTAATAGCTCTTCTATAATTCTTTAAGCATTCAATCAGTCGTTTGCTTTTATCAGCATCAAAGTAAGCTCTGCTAAAGGTCATCCTTGCAAGCTTGATGCCTGTCTCTATATCAGATCTAGGTATGATCTCAGTGTCCCACCCTAGCTTCTGCATGATCTCTTCAGCACTTGTACCGTACTTAAAGTCTTTGTTTCTAGCATCATGGGGTAAGTACATCGTTCCCCAGTTGTGGTTTAACTTTTTCAACTGATCAGAGTAGCTGTCTAGTGTCCTGTGATCGTCTTCTATGTAATCAATCACTCGGATCTCCGATAGTGATCTCTGGCATAGGATAATAGACATAGAATCATTCCATCCTAAGTCCATAACTACGTGAGTCTTTAATAAAGCATCACTTGGTATGTTAGTTATACGTCCTTCTTCTTGCGCCAATCGTATCTCATTGTGATAGATAGCACCGTCAGCCGCAGCTTTAGTGTCGCCTTCCCAGATGTTTGCATAGTCTTCTTTGTTTTGATCTAAACATCTAGCACGTTCAATCTCTAGTACTTGAGGAAACCAAGGGTTATCAGAGTAGTTAACCTTCTCTATGCGAGCGTTAGGAGGCTTGTTAATGACGAAACGCTTGTAAGTCTCATCAGTGTCCATGTAAGGGTTAAACGTCACCCAGATCTCGCTACCAGGCTTCCTGATCGTAGGTATTAATATCTCCCATGATCTCTTACTAACTGTCTGTGCTTCTTCTACCCAAACAACCTCAACACCCTCAAAAGATTTTATACTTTCAACAGTGTTGGTTGCTAGGCCTGCAAAGCTAAATTCTGTACCGTTGATACCTCGTATAGACGTTTCTATGACTTCGTAAAACTCTCCAAGACCTAAGTCTTGTATCTGATCTTTAAGCAGCGTATGAACTGACTGTTTAATAGATTTTTGAACTTCCCTGGCGCAAAGAATACGCATGGGCTTTTCTGTACCTTGGATTAATAACGCTCTAGCAAAGTTCCATGACTTACCAGAACCTCTACCACCGTAAGCTACCTTAAAGCGATGTGGTTCAAATAGCCATTTAAGTTTACTCGGGAACTTTTGATTCGACATCAACGAACTCTATCTTAAGGTTGTTGCTTAGTGAGCCATCAGAAGAAGTTATATCTGTTTGACTTTGAACCTTTCCTTCTATGCGATCAAGAACCATATCAATGGCTTTTGTGTCACCTTCTTCAGCTTTTCTTACTAAAGCTTCCATAACTCTTCTGGCTCTTAACGCATCATCTTGGGTAATAATTCGGTTAAGTGTATCTTTCAGTAACCTATTCTTTTTACTAGAGTTTGTGTTTCCTTTATTAACCTCAGAACTGCGTTTAGCAGCTAAAGCTTTTATCTCTTCTTTATCCATAATGGTTTAAAAATCTTTGCTCCAATTGAACATTAATCTTTTATTATAATCGTCTTTAGATGCTTCAGCATTTAAGTTGCCACCCAATATATTGTTTAGTAATGTTCTCATACTATATTCTGTATTGTTATCTGACTTTGTAACGTTTGCTCCAAAGTTGTTAGTATTGTACCCTAAGCTTTTTATAGTGTCTATTGGAGTCTTTGTGTATTCTGCATTTAGATTTCCGTACATACCTTTTAAGCTTTTATCTTGTTCGTCCATCATAGCTTTAATATTTAGATTACCATCGCTATAATTAGCAAAGGCATAAGGATTAATTTTGTTTTCTTGCGTGGGTTGGTAAGTTGCTCCACCACCTACGTTTAATAAGCCTCCACCATCCATAAATGTTGTGTTACCAACATTGCCTCCAACAACTGCTGCTTGTGGATTCATATACCCTTCAAACATACCTTGATTCTTTGGAGTGCCATACAATAATTCGTATATGTACTGGTCTTCCATAGCTTTATCTCATTTTATTCTGGCGGATCATTTCTCTTACTTTCTCTATATCAAAGCTTTGTGGCATTGGGGTATTACCTGAGTTTCTCATTTTTTGTTCTATCAGTTGTTCAGGAGTGTGGAATGTTCCATCTATAACATTGTTTGGTAATGGCATACCTTTTAAGTATCCTTCTTCAGGCATTTGATTCATCTTTTGTATGTATTCTATTGCTCCCTGATCTGGGTCTCCAGAACTATATATTTGATCTACCGCACCTGGTTGTGCCATTGCTGATCCACTTCCAGTAATCATTGCGATCAGTTGAGATAAGTAATCATTTATATTATTCATATCATTTGCCTTCTTTTAGTTGTTGCATTCTATATAGTCTTGCATCTCTTGATAACTTAAACCAATCGTCAATATCATCGTAGGTTCTTTTACAGCTTATGCACTTTGGTGTTCCGTCAGTGTCATCTACTATCTTACATATTCCGTTGCATGGTGAGTCTTCTACCATTTAACTATTTTTTTCTTTTCTTTACTTTTACGCATTTATCTTTACCTTTTTTTGTCCCTGCAAATTTGTACCCTTTCCAACAGGCTTTACCATCAACGCCTTTTTTCTTTGCAGTCATACACAATCTCCAATTGCTTCAAACCATCTTCTTAATTCTTCAAGTTTATCCTCGTAAGCTTTTGGCTCTTGATCAGATGTACTCTCCACGTTGTATCCTTATTGGTCCAATATTAATTAAAAAGTATGCTACTGGCTTTATATCTCCATCTTCGTACTCTATCTCTGCTTCGTAAAACTCAAAACCTAGGTTTAAGCCCCAATATATATAGCAGGACCACATTACTTTTTCTTACCTCTACCGTAACCACCTTTACTTTTCTTTTTTCCACCACATTTCATAATAATCTCCGTAACAAAAAAAAGACCCACCGAAGTGGGCCTACAAAGGAGTGTGGGATTTACGCTTCTTCAAAAGAAGAATTTAAGACGCAATAATCCCAACAATTGGATTATACCAAATTTTAAGGTAAAAATCAATACTAATAATTCAATTCTTTAGCAATATTTTTTGACCACATTTCTTCCTCTTCAAAAGAATAGTCATAAAGAGTTCCTTCTGCGTCACAGATGGCACTGTTTATATACACAACGTAACCACCGAAGCTTCCAACGTCTGGCTCTGCTTCTAAGTATTCTGTTTCATACTCAACAATTACAGGTATTTCGTTTTGATTTTTGTCGTACCCAATAACTTCACAAGAATCTGTTGCCATGTTATTTCTCCTTTGTATTAATATCCGTGTGTAAATAGTTGCTCACTAGCATCGGCTTCAGCATTAAGTATTTCATCAAAATACTCAAAGATTACTTGATCAGCAATTTTAGACACATACATGCCTTTGAAGGCTTTATAATCTTTACTGCCATATTCATTAGTCACATACTCCCAAAGCAGACCATGATTTTCTAATATCTCATCTACTCTAGCTTGAATCCAGTCTTGGTTTCCTTTAAAAGTATAGCGATATTCCGCAATCCACGCATGGATTTTAGGTAAAACAACAGTTTCTATTTTTTCTTGATTAGTCATTTTGTATCTCCTTTGTTTATTAATTACCACATAAACAATATTACGCTCTTTTATATTAAATGCAAATCTTTTTACAAATTATTTTAAATTAAGATAAATCAACAATTCTGGAGGTATATCTGCCGTTTTTTTCTTTCTTCCATCCCTCTACTAATATAGTCCAACCAGCAGCTCGTAGGAAGGGCAAGGCAAGACTTTCAGTTATTTTCTTTACTCTTGCACCAACATTAGAATAACTGGTTACTTGGATAGCTACCGTATCGCCATCTTTGATAGCCAATATATCTATTACCCCATAAAGGTCTTGCCTTATTCTTGCAAATGGATTCCAACGTTCGGTAATGGCTACTAAATCATAGTTCTCACTTTTTAGGCGTGCTAATGTCCGTTGAGTTGGGCTTGTCTTTGCCATGATTATCCTTTTTAAATTGTTGGTCGTTTGGTTTTTGACTAAAAATACGATCCCAGTTTTCTTGTAGTTTTTTATCCGTTACTAATCCTGCTGGTCTTCTGCCACTACCTTTTCCCATCACAGCTCCTTTTCATTTTGCATGAGTCAATAATATATTTATGTTTAAAGTCTTTTGGTAAGTTTATGTTTTCTTTGTGTAAGCATCGTGTTTCTTTTGGTGTTTCAGGTATATGGTTTTTTATATACTCATGGGCTTCAAAGCAAGATTTAAATGTGCCAACATAATGCTCTGCAAGACAACAACTATTATTACCTGCCTCATTACCTATTGCTACCATTAATATAAATTCAGCTACCATATTTACTCCTAATAACTAATAATTCCTAGTGGCGTTGTTTCAATAACCTTTAGTTCATCACCATAAACAAATGTTTGACCGGTGTTGCTTGAAGTTATCTCTAACCCTTGTGAACCGTTTTGATCTACAATCACCCTAACCTCTTGTGCATTGTCTACAATAGTCAATTGACCATTATCAGGACTGAAGTAATTTACTGAATCAGCTAAAGCTATTGGCGCACAAAACAATCCAACTAATAATATTTTTTTCATAACATCTCCTTTGTTTATAAATTATTTAATACCCATTCTAACATTTCTGATTCCTTGCCATACTTTTCTATCCAAGTCTTTGGGCTTGTATGAAACCCTCCTTCTCCTTGATGATGATAATGGCACAATGGTATAACAAGAAAATCGCTAGACTTTTGTCCCATACCTACCCCTTCTCTTAGATGATGAAGATTGGCTGGTGGCGCATCAGTTATATCATAATATTTGCGGCAAATGCAGCAACCAAATTCTGACATTTTGTTTAGCCATTGTTTTTCGTTTTTAGTTTTAGATTTTTTCTTTGCCATTTTTTTTAAATTTCTCTGAAATAATTTTAGGTACTGTAGCGTCCCAGTTAATACTGTGGTGTAGCCTTTTATTGCTTTGACCCATTAGCCTTACTTTAACGCTAGATGGATTATACAGCACTGAGTAAAAACTTTTTACATAAGTGCCTGAGCCTAGATAAATGTCTGTTAAACCACCCGCATTGCTTTGAGTTGCTTTTTGCTCTAATCTTAATTGTGCAACTGTCATAAACAAATGACCTTTGTTGCCAAAATAACAATAGGCATTTACATCTTCATTTATTCTACCTACAAATTGAAAAGGTCTGTCAGTTGAGCATAAAAAACTGTTCATAATTTTTCTTGAAATTTGACCTTCTATAAATGTTTTACTCAAACCGCTGCCTTCACCACCAATAAAATCACCACCTTGCGCCATACAAATACTGGTAAAAGATGTTTTTTTATAAAAATCTAGCATAATTTTAAATATGTTGTTTAAATTTTTCATGTATTTATTGGTTACATATTTTTTATTATTATCAAAAGACCATCTAAAGTCAGTGTAATCGTCATCAAGAACAAGAAAGTATTTATAATTTAATTTTTTAGCAATACCAAAACAAGCATTTCTAGCAAATACCACTGCTCTTCTGTCGTTAAAGTTATCGCCTATGTCAAAAGTTTTTTCTGTTTCTGTTTTAGAAAATACAATAACCTGATCATCGTATAACTTAACGTATTTGTCATAAGACTTATCCTCATCATCAAGCACAATAAAAATTTTGCCTGTGTAATTTTTATCTCGCAAAGTTTTGTAAGTGTAAACTCTGTCATGTCTATTATGACTTAAAATAAAAACACAAAAATTATTCAGCATTTTGTTCTTCTAAATATTGGCTTGAAAGCTGGTCATTTAAGGAAACAAAACCGTATTCAATTGCTTTATCAAAATCTACAATAACTAAAGCACTTTGTTCCATTAAGCGTTGCATTTCTTCAGTTGCGTGTGCGTAATAATCAGCAATTTTTGCAAAACTAAAAACAATATGCCTTTGTGCTGCATGGTTTAAAAACTTTTTTTCTTCATCAGAAACATTTGAATCGTTTATTAGCTGTTCTAACTTTGATGTTTTAACGTAATCAGCAAGCTCGTGTATGCTAGGTTTTTTGTAAGTTGGTGTGTACAAAGGAACATCAATTTTTTTTGTGTAAGTTGTTTCAATAAGATTTCTTTCTTCATCATCAAACATTTCTAATTTTTGTTGTCCTTTCATTTAAACATCCCCTTCATTTAATTTGAAACCATAACCTCTTGCAAAATCTTTAACTTTTTCAAGATACTCATTAAATTGTTTGACATTTAATTTTGATGTGCTGCCGATGGTTATAACTTTTAAATTTTTAATTTGCTTTTCTTCTGACAGCAATTTATACAACAACACCTCGTGCATTTCATCTCTTGATTTTAAGCCAAAATAATCTGCAAGTTCAGCAACCAACTTCCAATAAAAATCATTTTGATTTAATGATCTTGTAGACTTGTAAGGTTTTACAGTGACAGACCATAAAGACTCTTTGTCTAGCTGTTGTAGTTTTGCTATTAAACCATCCATGTTATTTCTGTCCAGTGTGTAATTTATCATTTGATCCATCCTAATTTACTTGCTAAATCTTTCATCTCTTTTTTTAGCTTTTCTTTGTTTATAGGGTTAATTTTAGGTTTTGGTAAAGCCTGTCTTTTAGACTCAATATTGCTTCTACATAAAATAATTATGTCATAAGGTGTTGGGCATTTATTAGAGTTGCTAGTGTAAGTATCAAAAGAGTTGCTCACAACATCAAGATCATACTTGCATAACTTGCCCCACCAAACCCTCATTAAATTTTGGTCTGCATTTTTTCTACCATAAATGTCAAACATAGTGTTAAGCATTTCTGCAAAGTTTTTTTTATGTTCATTATTCAAAACGTAACCTCCTCTGGCATTTCATCTAACCATCTTTTTCCATTAATCCATGTGGTTGGGTGAGGAATAAATTTACCATTCTCAGCAAACCAATCTTTGCCTTCTTTTTGCCAAGACAAAGTGTTAATTACCTTTTCAATATCAGGCTTATGTTTTTTCCATGCTATCTCAGCTTTACCTTTACCAACTTTTTTTGGATACATATTCCAAAACATATTAAACCCATCGTCTATCTCTACTCTACCTCTACTCTTATCTACCTCTACCTCTACCTCTAAGCTTACAACTTGTTGACAACTTGTTGACGAATCGTCAGCGATTGACAGAACAAATTTTGACAGATCAATTAACTGCTTGTTTATAAAAGATTTATCCTTTCTTAAACGAAAAGCAATCTCATCTACTGAAGGCAAATTACCCTCATTTTCTGATGCAAGCAACCACAATTCAATCAATGTAGCCTTGCTGCTGTCGCTTAAATTGCCCCAGTCATAGTCCTCCAGTATTCTTCTGTAAATTTTAATCCATATTACATTTCTGTCTGGTCTTAAACTTGGCTGGTGTTCATTCCAATTTTTAATTTTGTACATTACTGCTCCTTTGTTTTTGTAAACTATCCAGCTTTAACTACTTCCCCTTTAGCTTTTATTGTAATATTAGGCACATCTCTTAATGCCAATTTTGTTTTAATCATAAACACTCTAGCGGGCGGTAATTCTTGATCTGGATTCTTACCATAATGAGCAACTGCCTGTACCGACAAACCTAAGTCTTCTGCCATTTTTCTACGACTGTTGCCGTATAACTTTATTGCTTCGTTATATGTCATTTGTTTTCCTTTCTAATTTATGCAACATTGCATTTCACAACAATACTTGAAGATAAAACTATTTGCAATATATTTATTAAAAAAGTTTGACATATAGTTTTTAAGTGTGGTATAGTTCTTTTGTAATTTAAACAAAGGAGAAACAAATGAGTTCATTACACAACGATTATTTAGAGCAGCAGTTTGAAAATTTGCTAGAAGAAAAAGAAGCACAGCGTGTACAAGAAGAGGCCCATCAACATTTTGTTACTGAAGAATTTAGTAATTTAATTTTAAATGTAGGCCCAACTGTTATGTTTAATAAATTATGTAAAGAAGCTAAAGAAGAATTAATGATGGCTGTGTTTTTAGGAGGCACAAACGATGGCTTTAGACAATAATCCGTTAAATAACCCAGAATATAAAGAAGCACAATATAAAGAATGGGTTAAAGAAATGTTAGAGGCATATAAAAAAAATTTACTAAAGGAGAAAATAAATGAAAGAATTGATCGCAATTCAAACAGAAATAAAAGCACCTAAAGGTCAAGTTAATAAATTTGGTAATTACAATTACCGAAGCTGTGAAGATATATTAGAGGCAGTTAAACCTTTACTGGCTAAACACAGTGCCGCTATATTAATTACAGATGAAGTTAAGTCTGTTAATGAATATATATACATTGAAGCAACTGTTGTGTTTCAAGTAGGTGAAAATGCTATCAGCGTTAAAGCTCAAGCAGGCATTAATCCAAATCGCAAAGGTATGGACATTGCTCAGAGTTTTGGTAGCTCTAGTTCCTATGCAAGAAAGTATGCGTTAGCTGGGTTGTTGTTGCTAGATGATACTAAAGATGCTGACACTAAAGACAACTCTGAAATAAATAAACCTGCTACAAAAAAAGAGCTTGATGATGCCAGGCAAACTTTAAAAGAAGCTTACGAAGCAGGCGATCTAAATAAAGCTTATTTTGATTTGCCAAAATCACGACAATCAGAATTAAGGGACTATGCAAATGAACTTAAAAAATCATCTAAAGGATAACAGACGGCATAATATAGTAACTGCTTCTGCTGCGTGGGGAGCAATCTATGAAAGAAAAAAATTATGGCGAGAAAAAACCTTGCGGCAAGCGCCGTTTTCTGGCAATATTATGACCGAGTGGGGAAATGACAACGAAGAAGTGGCGTTGCAAGCGTTTGAAAAATACATGAATGATATATGTGAAAATGGCAATAAACTTTTAGTGCATCCTGACTTGCCTTTAGGCGCATCATCAGACGGTTTTCTTAATGGAGTTCCTATTGAGATTAAATGCCCTTTTACCCAAAGGATATATCCTGAAATACCTGAGAGATATTACTTTCAAATGCAAATACAGATGTGTGTGGCATTAGCAAACGGATACAAAAATGCTGTTGCTGCACACTTTGTTGTATGGACTCCAAACGAATTTCACACGGAGCTTGTACAGTACGACCCAGAGTTTATTGAATGGTACATTCCTTTCGCAAAGGAATTTATAGACTATGTAAGCTCTGACCAAGAACCACCTAGGTGGTCAAGAAAGCCAGTTTATCAACCAAAGGAGAAGTAAAATGAAACAAGTTAATCAAGTCTTAATGACCAATGATTATTCTAAGTTTAGTTATATATCAGGGAATAGAGACGTAAATGATCTACACATCAAACGTCTAACACAATCTATGAAGGAAAAATACATAACTGTTCCAATTATTGTAAATGAAAAACATCAGATTATTGATGGTCAGCATAGATTTCAGTCTGCTAAACAGCTAGGCAAACCAGTTTATTTTATCAAAGTAAACGGGTTAAAATTGCAAGACGTACATCGTTTAAATACAAACACTAAGAATTGGACTGCTGATTCTTATTTGGACGGATACTGTAAGTTAGGAAAAAAAGAATACATAATTTACAGAGATTTTAAAGAAAAGTTTGGATTTGGTCATAACGAAACTCAAGCATTACTTTCTAACTTAACCCGAATGGGAGGAAATAGAAACGAACAATTTAAAGATGGCAATTTTGTTGTTGTGGATTATGATTTAGCGGTAAGAAATGCAGAAAAAATATCTATGTGTTCTAAATATTATGATGGCTACAAAAGAAGGTCATTTGTTTATGCTATGCTAGATTTATTCAATAATGAAGATTATAGTCATCCAGAGTTTTTAAATAAGCTATCATTTCAGTCAATAAAATTGCAAGATTGTACAACGGTAGATCAGTATTTAACTTTAATGGAAGAAATTTATAACTTTAAAAGAACTAAAGCAACCAAGGTAAGATTTTATTAATTAAGGAGAAATAACATGGCAGTATTAGGTGTAAGTTTAAGAATTGACGTAACAAAAATTGACAAAGAAAAGCTTTACAAAGGTGCTAAGGGTACTTACCTGGACGTAACTACTTTTATTGATACAGATACTCCAGACCAGTATGGCAACAATGGTATGGTAACTCAGTCAACAACACAAGAAGAGCGTGACGCTGGCGTTAAGGGTGCTATCTTAGGTAACAATAAAGTTTTTATGAACAAGGGAGCTGAAGCAACAAGTGCGCCTAAAGCAGCACAAAACACAATTGAAAGTTTTGAAGACGATGTCCCTTTTTAAATTTTTTACAAGGAAATTAAAAATGAATACTTCACAAGCTGAAATGATTTTGTCTCATTTGAAACATAAGCCAATAAGCGATACTGTGGCTAGAGAAAAATACGGATGCAGAAGGTTGGCTTCAAGAATAAATGATTTAAGAAATGATGGTTATAGCATTGAAACAGTTACAAAAAAAACTGTTAATAGATTTGGTAGAAAATGTACTTATGCCGAATATTATTTAAAAAATGATGGTTAGGTTTTAAAGGTTACACTGCCCTCAAGCGGCATATGCCGGCCATTGTAGTTTGGAATTGGTTCAGACTATAATGACATTGAGAACTTGAGGGTTAGTGTATTACATGTATTACTTATTCATTACATACATTGTAACTTCAAAGCCAAATCGCATTTCTGTAGCTGATGGTTTTGTCCACATAGTAGTAGTCCTTATTGGTTAATCAAGGCTCTATTATAGCAAGTATGTTAATTAGTTCTAACGATCAAACCCTTACAAAGGAGTAATGAAAATGATTAATTATAAATTGCATCAAGAAAAGAAAAAAAATGGTTGGTTAGTAGTTGGAGTATTAGTTTTTTTAGTAGGTTTAATTTGGCTTGGTGTTAATTCTGTTTCAGACAAAGTTTACCATTGCCATAAAAATGGTTACTTGTTTGAGTCAATGAATGAGTCAAAAAATATTTTTACTAAAACAGACATTAAATGTATTAGAATTGACAACATTAAGGAGAAAAAATAATGGCAGACAACATAAACCCTGAGCATTACAAGGCAGGCGGCATTGAGACTATTGAGTACTTGCAGGCAAAGTTAAGCAGTGCTGAATTTTATGGCTATCTTAAAGGCAACGCTTTAAAGTACATTAGCCGAGAAGGGCTTAAATCTGAAAAGCTTTCAGATAAGATTGAAGACTGTAGAAAAGCCCAATGGTACATAGAAGAAATGATTAAGGTTCATCAAACTGAAATAGCAGTCATAGAAGCCAAGCTTAAAGAAGATGAGTGGATAGAAGACTCGTTGTATGACGAAGATTAAAACACATAACCCTGTGTGCCATTTATGTGGCAAACAGGCCAGGATCTACCATCTTAAAAAATGGTGGTGCCATAACAATTTAGAAGCTGAAGGATATTGCAGTAATGTCAAAACAAAAGAAAGAAATAAAGGTTGAGTATTTTAAGGTTGAAGGGTACCCGTTTAGCATAACTTTTACACCAAAAGATAATGGTATGCAGTATCAGATTATGAATGAAATGAACTATAAGGTAATTAAAAAAGGAGAAGTATGAAATACGAGCCAATAAAAAATCAAGGCAATTTACATATGTATGAGCTTAATGACGGAACAAAGCTTAGGCGCTACGAAGTGTGTGATCTTATAGTAAAGCAGTTTGATGGTGATGCAAGGTTAACTATTCCAGAAGTAGCCGAACTTATAGGAATGGATGCTAAATCAGTTAATCATTTAATAAGAACTATTGTGACTAAAGGAGATTTGGTTTCAGAAAAAAAGCAACGGCATACTATATA